TTTTTTCTCAACCTTCTTTCTCGGAATTCCTTATATTTGAATTATACAAGAAGCTCCTTGTTTAATCGCCAATGCATGTATACAACAGCTGGTTCTGCTTTGTTTTTCTTCATTTTTGCGTTTCTCCTTATATTCTCCAATCCTTATTTTTCCCAGTAATATCCGGAACCGTCCGACATGTACAGATGTAACCCGTTTTCGCTTGCGGTAAAATCTACCACCTGGCGCATGTCTACATAGTTGTTCAGGAACTCTTCGCTTCCGGTGTCAACGTAGCCGTCCGGAATGGTTTCCACAGTTTCGGTTCGGATTTCCGTGACTGTTTCGGTTTTCGGCGCGCAAAAGCTGCCCGTGAAAAAAGCGCCCAGTGTGAGCACTTCAATTATTGCGACGAATGTAATTTCCTTCATCTTTGCGTTCCTCCTGCAATTCAATCCCAAACATCCTGCCTTGCGTCGTGTAAAATCCGTAAGATTTCGTTTTCCGTTTTGGCAGCTTTAATCCGTTCGATTACGTCTGCCTTATAGCATAACTGTTTTGCAATTCTGATTGCGTCATATTTTGCTTTTGCCATTTGTTTATTCTCCTTATTCGTTTGCGTTTGTTTTTTTTATTTCAAGTTAAACGTGCCTTCTTTTTCGCAGGAAGATTTCAGTTCTTCAAATCTTTTCTGCGTCAAAACGTGCCCGGTTGCTGACGTATCGCCAATTTTAAGGCATCCCCATTCGCCGGTTTTTCTTGCGATTGTATACATCGCGTCATCCATGTATACCGTCGTGAAGTTGCTGTCACGCTCATATTTTCCCGTAATTGTCATGTTCTTATCCTCCCTACATCTGTTTTGATTTCGCTTGCAGCTCTGCTTTGACTTACATGGGGAAGTCTGAGATGGTATCCCATGCATCCCATACTATCGACATATCTCTATCCGACAGTGCTTTAAATTGGGACACAAAGGCAAGAAAACACATTAAAGAAATGTTGATAATCGGTCTGTCAACTGTGAACAGGCTTCCATCTTCATTTACAAAAGGTAAGGGATGCCATGCGTTTCCGTTTCTTGTAAACAATGCGACTTCAACCTTGTTATCGTCCCGCTTAAAGAGTCCGCCGCATACAATGTCAAGAGTGCAATTATCACACTTGACAATAAAATTCGTTCTCTCTTTTTTCATCGAGAACCTTTTCAACATATCTATAGCGTCATTCATGCTATAGTTATTCAGGCAAACTTTTACCATTATGCCACCTCCAGTTTTTTGTCTTTATGTTTATTTTTTCGCTTTTGCGAAATATGCAAGTGGGAATCGAACCCACTGATAAATACATAGTTGTTAGCTACATATCATCCACCACATATTTGCATAATTTGGGTGACTAAACCTTATACAGTCAACAGTTTATTATTTTAATTCGCTACCAACTGTTACGAATATCTTTGGTATTCCAACCACAGTTTAGTACAAACCGATTACAAGACATACGGTTATCGGTGACGTTGTTATATTTCTATGCAAACCGCATATACTTTATAGTCTCGACCGATTACTGAATACTGTATGTATATATACTACATACTGCACTGTCGTTGATTCTTATATCAACACAATAGGATTTACTGTTGGGGATTGTACCAATCAGACCTCATACACGAATACAGACAGATGTATTCAACATTGATGTTGCCACCAACTCTTGTGTACTACAAATATCCACTCAATCGTGTAACCAATCAACCGATTCAACCCTAGTGAGACAATCAATACCACTACTTTCATAGCAAAGACATTTATCAAGATAACGGCAGATAATGATTTTTTAGTAATCAAAACCAATATTACCTATCAATCCGCCTGAGTTAATACCTCGTTGGCGTTAGACTATTCACATCAGATAACGGCGTCCCTCCTAACGAATTGATGAGCCATCGTATCTCTGTGGATATTTTATGACAGAGCGTTGTGTCAATCACGCTACTGTATTTGTACTAGGATGCGAACTCCGAACACCTATGTTTTGATGTGTTATCGGCTTGACCTACTTTAGAGCCACCACTTTCTTCTGCTCTTATCCTCGGCTTTACTGAGCACTGTAAATACTCATTGACCTCGCCACCTAGACCAGCTCCTACTGGTTTGTCAGCCCTCTACGACATCTCCTCGTTTATGCTCCTTTACGGAGCATACCCTTTACCGTTCAATCACGCATGTCCTCGTGAATCGTTTACACTCATCACTTGTTTATGCCACCTAAAGCTCGTATGTAGTTAATAGGCACTGTGCACACCGTCCTTTCTTGACGAGATTGTTTATTCGCACACATCCAGCGGTCGGTTTATCCGCTGTAATATTTTGTGCTGTAAACCGTCATATGATTGCACTTACTCGTGCCGTTCTTTACCACGAACCGTTTGGGAAGAACTGTCGTATCTCTACAGCCCGTAACGTTTTTATTTTTCTGCGTGAGCATTACACGCTTGCTTGGGATTTTTGGGCATGAAAAAATGCCCTGAGAGAATCCGGTTACAGGATTATTCCAGAGCGTTCGGCATTAGAACGATTGCCAATGTGCCACGGTATCAGTGGCTTTCCGACCTACCCACTCAAAGAGTGGGTAACGCACTGGGCTTGACGGCTATTTATACCCGCCCAGTCGGGTTGTTCAAAGGCTACTTTGTAGCCTTTGCCCGTTTCTTGGATTTGCTCGTCCATCCATCACGGATGGCGTTAAGCTCGTCCGCAGTAACTTCGTTACTGTGCTCGGCAACGAACTTTGTAGCTCCTGCGATGTCACGCTTACCACCCTTGGTGGTAAGTACCCACGCTTTCAGCTCTTTGTCGTAGACAAAGCCTGCGCTCTTCAGGCGAGCGTTAAGCGCTGCGCGAGGAGCTTTCTGGTACAAAAACTTGCCGTCTTTGCCGACTACGACAACCGTGTTGTCCTTACGGACAAACTGGAAGTCGCCGAATCCCTCGGTGACATGCTCATACACCTTCGGTGTATGTTCCGGAACAACGGGAGCCGGAATGGCAACGCTTGTGGGTGCGCCCTGACCCATAGAACGTGCGATCTGGATGATGACGTTCATACATTCCTGAGATACTTCCACAATCTGTCCATTTACGATAATGCCATTTAACATAATAACCAACCTTTCTGTCCCTATGGGACTAAACAAAATTTTTTTAATTCACTGAGCGACCAATGGTTGATGCCGTTCAGCTTGACCACACTATGCCACAAAAAAAAATGTGATTTTTCGGCGCAAAATGGCAAAAAATACGGATTTTTGGCAAGTTTACGATCCGTCAAACCGGGGTGCTAAAAACCCGAATAAACGCTTGTTTTTTCAAGATCTCTATAAGCACGTTCATTTCCACACCCACTCAATTTTCCCCCAACCCATTTTCTCTCTAATCGTCACATTTCCCTGATCTTTCCTTTAAAATAGGAAATCCATCTCTAAAAAGATGTTATCGTACCCCTTATCGTTCAAACCCTTGTCTTTCCTTTAAAATAGCCGGAAAATTCAAAAAAATTGAAAATCTGAAATTCAAAAATTTTTCCCTCTACTAAACTTTTTCCTTATTAAATAATAAATTTAACGATAACGGCAAATCTGCTCGCAAGAGCGAAAAAATAGACCCTATGATTAGGGTCGGTCTTAGCTGCGCCAGCAGATAAGAATTTGGGTAGACCTGTTTAACACATGCCAGCGCGAAAAATCAAAATGGAGAATATTATATAGGGCAAAATGCTAATTCAAAGAATATGGTCCAATCGTTGATCTGGAATCCAACAGAAGAATTATTTACGACCAAATGATGGAACTCATCTATTCTTTCATTTCTAAGATGAGATTACACAAGATTTACACAAGCAGTTTCCGACTCTTCTATGGAACTTTCTTGTAATACGGCGAAAAATCTCATCTTAACTAGCAGAATAAAAAAATCAATTAAAACAAGCTTTACACAAGCGCAAAATCTACATACGTTAATTACTTTAAAAAAGATGGCGAAAATCGACTTTGCCATCCTAGCCTACCAACTGTCCACCGAGGCACATGGAACGCCAAATTGACATATCAAATGTGGAAGTTTTTCCATAAAACGCACCATAGATGATATCCGCAACTCCTCAGCTAAACGATCTGGATAGGGGGATGATTTAAACTGAGCCGCATTTCTATTTTTATAAAAACGGTACATAGGAAAAATTCCAAGAAAAAATATGTAAAAATCCATTTTGATCTTTTAGGCTAACAACTGTCCATCTATGCCGCTAAAACGCGAAATTGAGGTAAAGTTCATGGAAGTTTTCCAGTAAAGTCAACATAGTATGAGTCTTGTATTGGATGAAAATAGACCCTTGATAGGGTCGGTCGTGAACGCAGTGAACGAATTTTGGGTAGATGTATGTAGAGATGTTCAGAAAAAGTAAAAACCCATTCAGAGAATAATAGTTAGGAGATAAAACTTCGCATTTGAAACAAATGCTCGTCAATGCGTCCTGTGTTAAACACAGGCCACATTTTCACAAAAGATTACATGGTGAGTTATATAGATATTATATGTAGTGTAACGAAATATAATATCTATATTAGTCTATCTTATATATATATATATCTTATTTTATATATACTCCAGAATATATAAAATAAAAAGACG